CCCAGGTTCAGCGTGCACACGGGGGAATGCGACGGCCCGGACGAGCCGAGCACGTCGTATCCCCACGCCCCGCCCGAGGCGTCATCGTCTGCACGGCAGATCGATTGCAGCTGCTCGATTTCGCTGGGCCAGTACATCGCACGGCGTATCTGCCGGGTGTCGAACGTCTGCGAATGGGCGAACGGTCCGGCCGTCTTCTGCTCTTGCGACAGCGCCCCAGATCCGGCGTCATGCCAGCGCAAGATCGCACCCCGGATGATGGCCTTGGCCGCTGCGGCCTTCTTGTCGGTCAGCTGCGGATCATCCAGGCACGGCGCCACAAGCAGAGCCATAGCCAAGGCGTCGGCGATCATCTCGCGGGCCTTGACTTCCGTGATGTCGTCGGCGAATGCGTCCAGATCGGTTTTGCTAATCGCTACCGCTGGCATCCTTGACCTCTTCGGGTTCGCTGGACGGCTTGCGGCCGGACTTGCCTCGGGCCGGGGCCTTGGCTTCCGCTGGCGTGGCCTGGTCCGGCGCCGGGGCGTCGGGCAATGCGTCGGCCTCACTCGCCGTGTGCTCGTTGGGGACCGGGGCCGTCCAGACGGTTGCCGCTGGAAGGACATCGCTCAAGAACACCGGTGAAGGGTTGGAGCCGTCGGTGTCGGTCATGGCCGGGGCGCCCTCGGGCGTGAAGGGATCCAGGGCGCCGTGTTCGTCTAGAAGCGCCCAGTGCGGGTTCTCGGTGATGCCGAGGCGGGTGGCGAGCCCGTCGTCAATGTTGACGACGGACCCGCCCACCGTGTTGCGGTACCTCGGCATTACGGGGTCACCGCGTCTTCGATGATGGCGAACTCGCTATCGAATACGTACCAGCCGTACACGATTTCCGTGCGCAGCAGGATCTCGTTGTGGCCAGCCAGGTCGCGGCCCTTGTTGTCCGGGTCGCCGTATTCGAGAATCTTGAACGGGAATTCGCGCTGAACTCCCCACCGGATGCCGCTACGGAAGTTGCCCAGGATGCCGCGCACCTTGTTGTCGGTGGCATCGCCGTCCTTGGCCTTGCCCGAGACGGTGGAGGACACGGCCGCGGACACCCCCTCGAAGCTCGAAATGCCCTCGCCCAGACCGAGTTCAGGGAACTTCTTGCGACCGTCGGGGAATCGTGCGGTGGCCAGCTTCCAGGCGTACTTGGGATCGAAGGCAACCCCGTTGACGCTGTAGCCGTCCTCGATGACCAGACCGGCCGCGACCTCGAAATCCAGATCGGGCTGCGAGGTCGCGGTGATCTCCACACGCTTGGTGGTGGCGTTCAGGTAGTTCGTCCACGTCGTGAGGGCGTTGCCGGTGCGCGGGTTGATGCGGTAATACAGGCCCAGGTCCAAGGCACGGGCCAGTGCGCGGGCGCACTTTTCCTCGTACTTCTTGAAGATGTCCAGCTTGTAATCCTCATCGGCCCACTTGAATTCGTCCGAGGTGCGCATCTGCACAACCGCCTTGTGCGGTACGGCCTGCACACTGTCGGGCTTGGCCTCATCGGAGCCCTTGGGCGCGATTTCCTCGACGAACTCGGCGGTCAGGTCATCATCGAAGGTGATGATCTCGACCTTGCCGAACCGCTGGGGCTCCTGCGCGGACAGTGCCGCGATGGTGGAGCTGGTCTTAGCCTTCTCCACGATGCCGTCGGCAATCTGGGTCGGCAGAAGTAGATCAGTACTCTGTACGGTCATTGCTTATATCTCCTTTGTTGTCAGCTTGATTGGCCGGACAGCTCGTCAAAGAACTGCTGCATGCTGCTCGGCTTCACGCGCCCGTTGGTGCCCTCACGGGACACATAATTGGATTTGCTCTGCTTGTCCGATTGCCCAAGGAAGCGACCGATTTGCTTGAGCAGTAGCTCGGGCTCATCGGCGGTCAGGAACAGCTCGGCATCCTCGGCGTCGATCTCGTGGATCTTGACCAGGTGCTCTTTAAGCGCACTGGCAACACGAGACGGGACCGTCGCGGCCTCGGCCTCGGCCTTGCTGACGCGCTCGGCGTCCTGCTCGGCCTGAGTCTTTTGCGCCTCAGCCCTTTCGCTGAGTTCCTTGATCTTGACCTTGTTCGCCGCCAGCGTTCTCACCAATGGGTGATCGTCAGGCAACGTGATGGGTTGCTGCTCAACGCCTTCGGGTTCCGTTTCGGTTGCCTCGGCGGGTTCTGTGGTGATTTCGGACATGCGGTTTTCTCCCATTTCGGGTAGTCCTCGGCCATTTCGGCTAAGGGGGTTCGTGGGGCGCCGTCGGCGCCGGTTATCGCTGGGCCTGGTCCATGTGGCGCACAACGGCAGTGATGTCGATGGCGCCGTACTTGCCTTTGGTGTGCCCTGCGGCTTGGGTGGCGCTCACCGCGTCGGCGTAGTCCTGTTCCCATTGCTCGACGTAGGCCGGGGGCTGGTAGGTGGCGCCGGGGCGCACCATGACCGCGATGCAGTGGCACCAGTCGTGGTACTTCTCGCCCAGGGCGCGGGTGCCGCGACGAGCACCTAGGCGGCTGTCGCCCACGGTCTTGCCCGCCTTGACCGCGAGCCGTGGCGAGCGGTACACCGAGCGACGTTGCAGGGCTTCGTCTCTGCTCATCTGTCCTGCGGCGATAGCGCGCCGGTCGGAGATCTCCAGATTCGCGCCGCGTCCAGTGACCTTCGTGGCTGAGGCTTCCGAGGTGTAGACAGCGCCTCGGGTGGCCATGAGCCGGCAAAATGAACAGGCATTGGCCGAGGCGTGCCGAGCCCAGCGCGCACCGGGTTCTGCGATCACGTTGGCGAGCACGGTTTCTCGTGAGGCATTGAACAGAGCCCGCGCGGCGCTTCCGGTCAACGCATTAAGGGGAGCTGCTTGCAGCATCGCCCAGCGGCCCGAGACGGCCAGCTGCGCGGCGCTGGTGAGTTCGGCGGGTTGTGCGGTGTAGGTCGAGGCGCTCGGCTGCTCGTCGTACCACTGCGCGGTCAGGACGGTGGCGGCGGCAAGGAACGGGGCGATGGCCTCGGGGTAGGCGTCGGTGATGAATGCCAGCAGTTCGCCTTGATCGAGTCGGTCAGTGCGTGCCAGTAGCCGCGCCAGCCGTGCGGCTTGCTCGGCGCCGAGCGCGGCCAGCAGGCCTTGGAACTCAGAGACCGCTTGGACCATTGCCGATCGCCTGGCGTGCGGCCTGCTCGGCGGTTCCCGGCGCCGGATCAGGGATCGTTGCGCCAGTGAGCTTGTCCACCAGCGAGGCGACCAGGCGCCCGTTTTGAGCTCGGTCCCGCTCGGCGAGGGCACGGTCGATCATCTGTTGCGGCAAGCCCAGTAGCTCCAACCCGACCTCGGTCTCGGCGAGCCACGGGATGGCCTGCAGCTGCTTGAGACCGGCGTCGGCTTGCGCGGATCGCGAGATGTAGGCGGGGTTGCGCATCTTCGAGTCGATGGAACGCCACGCCTGGGGAATCTCGTTGAGATCGTTCTTGATGGCCAGTGCCCGCACCATCGAGCGCCGGAATGCGGGCGCCCAGTCGTCACCCGCGCCCTCGGCCTCGGCAATGAGCTGCTTCTCGGCGTTATCGTCACCGTCAGCGCTAGTGCTGTTGGTTCGGGCTTGCACGCCCAGCGCCGACACCGGTAGGTCTGCCTCGCCCGCGAATTCGTTGGCGCACTGCAGAAGTAGGTCAATATGCGGCTGCGGGCTCGCGGCCTGAAACTGCTTGATGTCGGCGCGGGCGTTCTTGGGGTCGAGCGCCTTATCGTCGTCGGGGATGCCCTTGATGCGGCCAAGCATCACCTTCCAGGAAGGTTTCAGGGAACCGTCGGGGTTCTTGAAGATCCGGGTATCGGCGCCGAGCATCCACAGCTCGGGATAGCTGAACACGTCCGCGTGTCCCTCTGTGCGGATGAGTTCGCGCAATGCCCGGTCGTGAATCGACATGATGGGCTTTGAGATTCGTGAGGACCCGAACGGCCGACCAACCCGTGGCTTGTACACCAGCGCCTCGGCGGGTACACCGTGCTTGTGTTCGCGCCATTGGACTTCCCATTTGCGGCCAGTCTTCTTGGCTTCTGCTGTTCGGTTGTGCAGGTACAGCGCAAGCTCTTGGGGTTGGGAATCCTCATCCCAGGCGATGATGGACAGCAGGTTGTCCAGGCGCCGGGTGCGCGCATTCCACTCGCCGGTGGCGTTCAGCGCGTCCTTGACGTGAATCAGCGACTTGGGCTCGTTGTCGCCGCCCTTGGTGTTGATCAGGAAGGCGGGGCCGTGAATCAGGGATGAAACAATGGCGCTGTTGGATTCGGTGCCGAAAAAGTTGTCGTCCCAAACCTCTTTGTATCCAATCGATTCGAGGTCTTCACCGGGCCAGACATAGCCGTCGAGGTTGGAGCGGCGGGCCAGCACGTCAACGGCCTTGCCGGACCAGCCCAGCAATAGCCCCAGCTTGTAGTACTGGCGGGGGATCACCTCGCCGACTTGCCGAATGGCCCGTCTGCCGTCGTAATACGAGGCGCGTAGCAGGTTGTTCGGCTGGCAGTCGATGAGCTGCTGCAAAAGCCCGTTCAGTAGGTTGTTGTCGTCTTTCGTGAGCCCAGGAAGGGTGATCTTTGAAACCTTCACAGCACCACCGCCTCTCGTCCTCGCGAGCTATCGCTCGGCGTGGGTTTACGTTTGGTCGACGCCGCGAGTAGCGCCAGGGTTGCGGCCACGATCGGGTGAATGACCACCGTGGAGTCGCGCCGGTCCCATCCCCAGCCACCGGCGTCACCGATCTTTCGACGTATCGCGTTCAAAATCGCTGAGGTAACTGACTTTTGATCGCCATGGGTGAGCGTGCGGGCTTTGATGCGGCTTGCCATCAGCCCGCAACCCTTCGTCATGTCTCGGGCCGTGGACCGGCGAACATTGACGTGCAAGGCTTTCAGGCCGGGGATCATCTGCGCTGCTGGCGACAGGTCATCGATCACGACCTCTATCCGTCGGCCCGCGGCCTTGGCCGTCCAGGTGATCGCCTCGGCGACATCTGTTCCGGCCCATATCTCTTCGATGTGCGCCGATACGCCCTCGATCCAGCACGCGTTCACCGAGATCTGTAGTCCGTGGGACATATCGACGCCGATACCGTCCGGGGCCACGTGGTCGTCGGGGCCTACGTCGATCAGCTCGCCCCAGGCATCGCGCGTGACCACAGGCTGATGCACCGATACCTCGTCCCAGATACCGAGGGCTTCGCGCAGCCAGGACTCCAGCGACTTGAGTTTCTTGCGCAGGCGCAGCATGGCGCGCTCGGAGGTGCGATGCGGGAATGAGGCATTGGCCTTGCCCCACTGCGCCCGATCCATCGGGTTGCACCCCCGGTCGGCTGACATTTCGATGTACGCCGTTTCGTTGGTCTCGCGCGCGGTCTCGTCGGTGAGCGTGTCCAGTGCTTCTTGGCGGTGCATGGTGAACACTTCGCCGGGATCTTTGGGCCTGGGCGGGGTGCCCATCATGAACGTCAGCGGGTTCTCGGCCACATTCTGGGCTGCGGCCATGTCTTCGAGGGTGCCCTCGGTCATGATCTGGGCCTCATCGAACACCAGGATGTCCACGTCGGAGAATCCACGACCGAACCCAGATTCGCGGGCGCCGAACAGGATTCGGGACCCGTTGGTGAACATGATCTTTTCATCGCCCCGCGCCCGGTGGACGGCTTCGATGTGCGGATCGACCTTTGGCCGTGCGGCCATGCCTGCGAACGATTCGAAAGTCTCTGCGGCCGTGGTCTTTCGGTG